AGCAGAAAGTCTGCATGGTTTGAGAAAGCGATTCAACGGTTCGGACCTGGCCACCCTTTGCTAAATTGGGTGATGCTAAACTAAAGTTAATAAATGGTATCTGTCTGAAAGCTCCATCTTTTAGTAGAAAGAGTTCTGAGTTCATTTGCAACCAATTATTGGCGCGGTAACATTTACCCGGAGATGGACTCATCCCAATAAAATTTGCAAGTTCTCTCCAAAGAGACTCTTCATGTCTACTATAACTCATCACACAGTCATCCCCATTTACCCTCAAAGGAACCTTATCCAGGTCCCGACGCTCCAAATCAAAGGAAGCAAGGCAAATGGCAGCATTCGCGATACACAATATCGGAAAGCTGAGTGGGGATCCCATTAGCTGACCATTCTTTTGCTCTATAACTTCACCATTTTTATAAGTGATCTGATGTTCAACAAGACCCTTCAAGCCCAGGTCACATACCTCATCTGGAATACCAGTTCTAAGGCATATGGAGGTCCATATAAATCTTGTTAACCAAGCAGCTAAGTTATCAGTAGCAGCAGAATAATCGCCCGAAATCCACTCACAACCATCCACAACATACGGTAACATCTTATCAAGTAACTCCCCTTTAATGGGAGTTCCAATCAATTCAAAAACCGGGTGTTTCTGGATGGTCGACCAAAGAAACTTCTGTATTGGTCTAAAAAACCAATATGGGGCAGAAGGTCCCTTTGTGATAGTTCTAACCTTTAGAGGTTCTCTAAGGTAGACGGGTGTCGCTATAAATTTATCTTCAAGGAGCGCTGAAGCAATCCTTCCTGTAGCATCAGGATAGGATACCTTATAATGAGTGATAACGCCAGTCCGAGGATGATAAGTCATCTTATCCAATTCTCCGGTGTGAACGGGAGTATCGAAGAAGTCTTTAATAATATTAACGGCTCCTCCTTTACTTCGTTTAGCACCCTTCTCGGAATGTGCTAAGGTCGAAGGAAAAAGGGTTTGTTCCTTCCCCAAAACTCGCTTGAAACTGCCTGGTTTAAAGAGTCGATTGACTATAGAAACCACCTGAGATTCAACAATCTCCTGCATTTCTGCAGGCCAATCGAGGACCAGGGTATCATCGCCCCAGGAACCATTCTTGAAGATAGAATTGATTTCTTCAAAAGAAGTGGTTGCGTCCTCGTATGAAACAGGTGTTTGCATTTCAAGTTTGAGCAACTTGCGAAAGTTGCGAGCTTTATGAGCGTTACTCATGGCTTCGCGATGTTTACGATCTGCCTCTTTAATTAGGTCTTGAGAGACCTGAGGTGATCCTTTTTTAAACATGAGAAAGGTTTGTGCCTTAGAGAAGGCAGCCTTCTTTCGCT